GCGAGAGCACCAACTGTTCAGTGATCCGCTGCGCCACTGCTGAAGCCGACGATGTGATCGCTCGCTGGATCGCGCTGCATCCCCAGGATCAGCATACTATCGTGAGCTCAGACACGGACTTCGTGCAACTCTTGGCAGAGAACGTGCAACAATACAACGGCATCACCGATGAGCTGCTCACCCTAGAGGGCATCATGGATGCCAAAGGTCGCCCGGTCATAGACAAGAAGACCAAGGAGCCCAAGACCGTGCCCGACCCCCAATGGCTGCTGTTTGAAAAATGCATGCGCGGGGACACATCGGACAATGTATTTTCCGCCTTTCCTGGTGTGCGTACCCGGGGCACCCGCAACAAGGTGGGACTACAGGAAGCATTCGAAGACCGCGAGCGCCGTGGTTTTGCCTGGAACAACCTCATGCTGCAACGCTGGACCGATCACGAAGGCCAAGAACACAAGGTACACGAAGACTATGAACGCAACCGCCAGCTGATCGATCTTACTGCGCAGCCCGACAGCGTGAAAGCACAGGTCGATCATGATATCCGCACACAGATCAGCCACCGCGACGTGGGGCAAGTGGGCGTGAGATTCATGCGTTTTTGCGGCAAGTTTGAATTGAATCGTGCCAGCGAGCAGGCCGAACAATTTGGACGCTGGCTCAATGCCACTTACCAAGGAGTACTGGATGGTGATAACAGCTAAACCCGTGGTAGCCAATCGCTACTGGATCTTGCGCAGGGACGATCGCAAGGTTGGTACGGTAGAACGAGACAACACCGGATTCTTCATGCGCGTGGACGGGGTGTCACGACACTTCCGTACCTTGCCCCTGCTGCGGCGCAGCGCCGACATAGAATTCCAACCTGCGATACGAGCCACCAAAACACCCCGTGATCGAGTGCACGGGTATGAAACGGGCTGCCGAGTGCACAACGGCATGTGGGATGTGAAGCGTCGCCTGCCCTTGTTTACCAAAATCAATCGCAGCAAGAGCTGGTATGCCGCGGGCTGGTACGCCATCCAGCAGCACCGGCGCTGGCAGGTGGTACGCAATCCCAAGCTGATACTACTGGATCGATACAAATTCCGAGGACCTTATATGAAACCAGAACAAGTGAGGACAGACCCGTGAACCCGTTCCTGGATCAAAAGACATTTATGCAGGCCTCAGGACAGACCGTGGATCGATTCAACCCCGATCAATTCGATCTGTATCTGGATCTGATCGCAGAAGAAATCCAAGAGTTGGCCGACGCTATAACAAACCACAACCAAGTGGAGGCTCTGGATGCCCTGATTGACATCTTGGTTGTGACTATCGGTGCCATACATTCGATGGGCGCTGACGGGGAAGGTGCCTGGCAGGAAGTGATGCGAACCAACATGGCCAAGATTGATCCCGAAACCGGCCTGGTTCGCCGTCGCGAAGATGGCAAGATCCTCAAGCCCGAAGGTTGGCAACCACCCAATCTAGCTGCCTATGTCCATGGTTCTTGAACCCCTGCGTGACGACCTCATGGTGCAGCAGCAGTTACCTGCTGGTACCCACGTGCGCGGTGGTCGTGATATCAGCACTATAGGTGCCTGGCAACACATGGTGGCCGTGATCATGCTGAACCAGACCGGACGCAAGCCTGTGAAATGGGTGCTACCCAAGTTCCTGCATCTGTGGCCCACTCCGCTCAGCCTACTACGTGCCCAAAAAGACACCGTAAAGAACGTGATCTGGCCCCTGGGCCTGGTGAACGTGAGATACAAACGACTGAACCTCATGTCTCGAGACTTCCTGACCTGGGACTTTCACGATGCCCGAGACCTTTACGGCATAGGAAAATACGGCAGTGACAGCTACGAAATCTTCTTCAAACACAATTACTCGGTTGAACCCACGGACAAAGAGCTGCGACGATATCTGGCGGATCTGGATTCCACCCATCAACCTCTGGTCAGTGACCCCATCCTGGAGGCGAGCACATGAGCTTGCACATCCACCGATTCGTTGATCTGGTCAGAGCCACTGAAAGCCGCGGGCAGACTTCGGTGATCATGCCCCTGCAGGCCGCCAAGGATCTGCATGCAGATATCACCAAGCTGTTAGTGACCCTGCAACAGCAACAACAATCTGCTCAGAGTGCGGCCCAGCCCATCGAGATCGAAGTCACCGGCGGCGGTTTCAAAAACACCTAGATTATGGGCTAAATACTAGACAGGATACTGCCCATGAGCCGACCCAAACCTCAGGTATTAGTTGAACATACCAACAAGACCAACTACAAGGTGGAGCAAGTCTTGGCCGCCGAAGGCGTCTGGGCCGTGTTCTATCAGGGTCAGCCCATCAACCTCAAGACACACAACATGCTGGTGCAATATCCCGGACCCAAGTACAAGAAGGTGGCCTTCAGCAATCCCGGTCATGCCATCAACTTGGCCCGCAAGCTCAACGAACAATTCCGCACACA